AGACTTTATATAACTTTATCAGTACATAATAACTTTTACTAAATATCTATATGCCTATAAAACTAAATATTTTAGAACCTGTAATAAATCAGACAGATGATATAATTTACAGGGACCTTAGCCTGAATGTAAACGTAGGTATAGTAAAAGGTGATCAATTAACTAGCTCAGAAAATTTAAAAGATTTGAATACTTCGGTTAATTTTGAAGCTATAAAAAATTCTTTAATTAATTTAATAACTACATTTCCTGGACAAAAAATACTCAATCCAGAGTTTGGTATGAATTTCGGTGATCTATTATTCTTACCAGTATCAAAAGCTAGAGCTACAGTTATTGGAGAAACTATAAATAATACTTTTGTTGGTTTTGAACCAAGAATACAAATAACTGAAATTGAGGTTATAGCAGATATTGAAAAAGGGGAATATGAATTAAATCTTGTAATTAATATACCTGAATTTAATAACAACCCTCTAAATTTAAAAGGTAGATTAAACAAATCTGGTTTTTATAGTTACTAATTAAATATATTTATGGCGAAGGAAAATTTAACTGATTTTAGTTTATCAAGAGATAGTTATACTGCTTTTGATGCAAAATCACTAAAAGAACTTATTCAAACAAGATTGAATGAGGGGGGTATATATACTGACCAGACTTTCGAAGGTAGTAATATGTCTTCAATAATTGACGTTATAGCATATAGTTATCATTTACTTCTATTTTATCTAAATCAAACATCTGCAGAGTCAATGTTTACCGATACTAGTATATATGAAAATATGAATAGAATTGTTAAATTGATTGATTATAAACCAAAAGGCTATCAAACTTCATTACTTTCTTTTAATTTAAACGCTTCAAGTTTATTACCAGAAGATGCATATACAATTAAACGGTATAGCTATTTTGTTGCAGGGGGATTATATTATTCATTTATTAATGATAGTACTTTTAACAAAACAGTTCCAGGAGATCAAAATTTACAAAATTTTTCAAGTGAAAATATTTTAAGAGAAGGGCAATATTTTGAATACCCAGAAATAACTGCTTTGGGGGAAGATTTCGAAACTGTAACTTTAGCAGTACAAAGTAATGATGATAATTTAAAAATAAATGTAGATAGTAATTCTATAGGACTATATGTGCAAGACGTCGATACTAAAAAAATTATAGAATTTACTGAAACATCTAGTTTATTTTTAGAAAATTCTGACTCAACTGTTTATGAAAAAAGATTAAATGAAAATGGCCTATATGAATTCAAATTTGGTAACGGGATATTTGGTAAAAAAGTTAATGCAGGGGATAGTATTTTTATATATTATATACAAAGTTCAGGTGAAGCTGGTGTAATATCACCTGGTGTATTGGATGGCAATAAATTAAATTTATATAATACTCCAAGATATAATCAAATAAGTCAAGATATTTATAATAATACATTTAATTTTTTAACTACCCAACAAATTCAATATTTAAATTTTTCAAATAGTCTTCAATCGACAGAACCAGTAGAGAAAGAAGATACTGAAACAATTAGAAATAATGCTGCTAAAAATTTCCAATTACAAAACAGAATAATAACCTTAAATGATTATAATGATTTTCTTTCTACTAATTTTTCGCAAGTTTTAAAATCTTTTAACGTAGTTAATAATGATGATTATGTAGATCAATATTTAAATTATTTTTTAAATATCGGTTTAAATAAACCTAATGACGATAGTAGAGTCTTATTCAATCAAGTTAATTTTAATTCTATAAATCAAATTAATAATGTTTATTTATTTTTAGTATCTAAATTTAATAATGTTGATGAGAACGATAATCTCAGTTTTGTTTCAACTTCTCAAAAATCATCAATTATAAATTCATTTAAAGAACAGCAACAAGCTAATGTAAATATAGTACCTGTTGATCCAGTATATACTTCTTTCGGGTTAGGGGTTAGATCTGGTGAAAATGAAAATATAACTAAAGATATATCCAATGAGTCTTTTTTAATTATAAAAAGAAATGTATTAAGTAATTCAAGTACAGAAGCAATAAAAGAAAGAATTAATAATATATTAGTTAATTATTTTGATAATTTAAATTTAGGCGATTTAGTAAGTTTAAAGGAATTAAGCAATCAAATTTTTAATATTGGTGGTATTGAAGATATTCGTACTAGAAGAGTTGTAAATAATATTCAAGTTAATGAAGTTGAAGGTATTAGTCTTGTTGTTTATAATCCCATATACCCAGATAACGATATACAGATAGTTGGTAGTGATATAAAATTACCATTTTTTAAATTTCCTTACTTATCAAACAAATCTATTTTATCTAATATTATTGTAGAGAACGCATAAAATGAATTACAGTTTTAACAAAGATTATAATTCATTATCAGGTATAATTATACCGCTAGATATATATAACAAAAATTTCGAAAAGGTATTAGGAGGTTCTTCTAATAGTACTGATTTAAGTAGTACTATTTATTCAGGTAATCTAGGTGGTGTATATGCAGTTCCTGATTTTATATCTGCTGATCCTATTATTTCAGATACTGATTTTTTTGTAGATTTTGGAGATGGTACCATTATTGAAAATAATCTTTCAGCATTTCATACATATAAAACATCAGGTAATTTTCAAGTTACGTTAGTAGTCGCAACTAGTAGTGGAGATTTCTTTAGATCTAAAAGTAGTTTTGTTATTAATGTTAAAGACCCTGTACCTGATAAAATTTTTATATCACAGGACGTAGAATCTCAAAATGAAAGTGAAAGTACTGCTATTTTTTATATTACTAGATTTAATAATATTGTAACATCGAGAACATTATCAGCTAATGATTATAAAATAAACCTAAGTGTGGATGGAAACAATTCACCTTTACAATTGGAAGAAAATTATTTAGATAATACTAATTTTCAATATCAAAATAAAAGTTTCTTCTTTACATCACCAGATGAAAAATTTGAAGTTATTGAAAGTATAAAAACTAATAGTACCTTTATTTATGGTAAATTTTCTTCAGGTGAGCTTCTATTAACCACGCTATCAGCAGATGATAATACTTTAGTAGGTACTTCTGGTTTTGGTAGTTTTCGTTATTTCGAGCCTACGTACGTTTAATTATCTTGTAAGCTTTTTAAGTAATCTATTTCTTTACCTAATCTTTTAACTTCTTCAATTAGTACAGGTATTAGACTTGTATAGTCTACTGTAAGATAACCGTCGCTGTTTTCTCTAACTAAACTCTTATCAATATTGTATAAGTCTTGAGCTATGATTCCTTTACCTTTACCAGATCTTTTAGATCTTTCATTCCAATCAAACTCATAACCGGTTAAATTACTAACAAAATTTTCAGAATCAATTGGAATTAAATTTTCTTTTAATCTACTATCAGATGTATTAAAAGCAATAATATCACCAGCAGCACTAATAGTCCCACCTACAGTTAAATCACTTGTAATATCCATACAACCAGTTAGGTTTGTATCTTTTGTATTCGATACCCCACAAATACTTACCGCATTATTAAATGTAATACCACCATTAAACGATCCCGAACCAGCAAATAAAAAGTCTGCAGCTGTTAAACTACCACTTACAAGGGTGTTACCAGTAACAATTATATTATTATCAAACTTGCCTGAACCTTTTACACATAGATTGCTATTAGTGGTAAGAGCATTGCAAGCAAGTAAAGTAGTACCAACTACTAATGAATTATCAAAAGAAGAACCATTACCAGCGCTGCCTAATGTTAAAGCTGTTAACTCACCTAAACCATCTGAAATTTGATTAGATGAAGCCAATGTATTACTATTGAAGGTTTTTAGTAAACCTGTATAAGTTTCATTTATATTTTTCCCTAATAAAGTTGCCATTATTTCTCCTCTAATATTTTAATTCTATTGTTTAAACTTTTTACCTCTTCAATTAAGTATGGTATAAGTTTTACGTAATCTACTGATAGATAACCTTTTTCATTTTCTCTAACTGCAGAAGGTATAAATTCTTTAACTTCTTGAGCTATTACACCAACATCTTCTCCGGTTTGTGTAGCTTTTTTATCCCATTCATATTTATAGCCGTTTAAACTATTAATTACATCATTTGAATTATGAATTTTAATGATATTATTTTTAAGTCTTTTATCTGATGTTTTAAATGCTGTAATATCACCAGTAGCGTCAATAGTACCGGTGACTAAAAGATTACCACTTGCAACGTTAAGACCACCGTTTAGCGTCGTACAACCATGTAAAGTAGAAGTACCGCATATTACTAAATTATTACAGCCTAAAATAGCTCCGCATAAAGTTGAACCGTCAGTAACTTTTAATGTACCTAGTTGTGTGGTACCGTTAATAGTATGGGTACCTGTACCTGCTGCACAAATTTGACATAAAAGACAAAGACCTCCATTTTTAATTTCAAGTGTTTTTGATGTAACGGTACCTGAATCACCTTGTACTATCAGAGGGCCAAATATTTTAGCTCCTCCATTCTGTGCTCTTC